GTTTCGAACTGGCGAAGTTGTTGGCCATCAGGGATCCCGCGGAGTATTACGGGCTCAAGAAGGGACAGCGTGTTACTTTTACTAACCTGGCTACCGGAAAAGACCAGGCTCAGGAGTTGTTCGGAGATGTTTCGTTCGCCATAACGAATTGTAGCCTCTTCACCCCTCATGTTGAGGACACTTTCAAGACTTTTATTTCGGTGTGGTCTCGAAAACAACTGGAGGAGCGGGGGAAGATCGGTAGGAGTGCCGTTCAGATGGTGTGCGCTCCCTGTTCAGCGAGGTCTTTGAGGGGGCCGGCGAACAAGATGGTCATCTTCGATGAGTTCGCTCATTTCATGGTCGAGCTTGCCGGCAGCAACAAGTCTGACCAGTCTGTGTATAACTCGGCCACTCCTTCAGTCGCTGATTTTGTGGATCCAGAGACGGGTCGTCCGGATGGGAAGATTCTTGAGATCTCCACTCCGCTGAACAAGGACGGCAAGTGCTGGGAGATTCATCGTAAGGGCATTGAAGAGAAAGACCAGAACGTGCTGGTAGTGAGAATGCCTTCCTGGTGGGTGAATCCGAGGCTACCTACAGAGTTTTTGAGGAGTAGGTACGAAGCAGACCCCGTAGTTTACGGATGCGAGTTTGAGTCGGAGTTCAGCGATGAAATCCACGGATACCTTGAGGAACGAGAACTCAAACCGAACGTGGTTCCTGGCAAGGAGAAGACCGCGGTAGCGTTCATAGACCGACGTACTGAAAGGTTCATGGGCATTGACCTTGGCCTTAAGGGAGACGGTTCAGCTTGGACGATTATTCACCGGGACGGTTCTAGGTATGTAGAGGACCACCACGAGATCCACTATGCTGGGAAGGGGGACTGGAAAGACCACGAGGTTCTACCGATCGAGCAGATTGCAGCGATGATTGCAGAGGACGCGGAGAGCTTCGGGGTGGTTTCGGGAGTATTCGATCAGTACAACTCTTACGGTCTGGAGTCCTATCTGAATACGTATGGTGTGAACTACCTGGCTCAGGTGGATTTCACTCGTAAGAGGAACAGCGATGTCTATAAGCTTGGCAAGCAGTTGATTCGGGCCAGTAGCCTGGAACTCATTGACGATGAAGAGTGCTACAAGGAATTGCTTCGACTGAAGGAGCGGGTTGTTTCTGAAAACATGATCATTGTTGGTGCTCCTCCGGTCAAGGGGGCGCACGACGATTATTCGGACTCTCTGTTCAGGGCAGTTTTTGTGGCTTTCATGCACTACCGAAACAAGGAGGCACCGACGGAGCAGGACATCAGGCAGGCTACCAATGCGCAGCCAGCGCAAGGGTATGCTCATTTGAGGAAGCAAGTTCTTACTGGAAGGAACATGCGGTCCGTTCGGGATTTGGGTGTTCGCCCGGGCGGGTTGCTGTATCACTTGAGAAGACTCAGATAGGGATAGCTATGGAACAGCAAACGTCTCAGCCCAACGCCATCAAGGTCACTGACCCGGAGGCAGTAGGAGAGTTCCTACAGTCACGGATGCGCAGTGAGATCGTGGAGGCAACGAAGCGCAAGAAGGAGAGTCCAGATTCGGAGGGAGTTCTTTCACATGACCTGTCCTCCAGCGGCATAGACGAGGAAGCTCTAAGACAGGTCAAGGAGTTACTGACTGCGTGGGAGGGTAGTCTGAGGGCTGGTGAAGGAAATATCAAGGAGGTTTGTGAGTCGTTAATAAACCGTACCATTAGGGTCGAGAAGTCCATCCCTTCGGTATTTCCTACGGTGAAAGTTAAGCTCATGAGAGCTATTCGGGTTCTAACGGTGATGTGGAAAATAAGCCAGGAAGACTTGTCACTGAAGGATGAGGACTTCGGGATACCTCTTCAGAATTTGTCGGAGCGGCAACCGGGTGACTTGGACCTCTTGGAAAGATATTTGAACGGGGGTGACTAACTGTGGCTTTCGCACCACCAACACAACAAGCCGAGTTTGCAGTTCCGATTCAGGAGCCAAGCAGGGCCGTGGTTCGGGGTAGTGTCACCGCGACCACGGGGAAGCCTGACATCCGCAAGGTGATTGCCGCTAAGCGTAATGCGTCTGAAGTTCTGAGCAGTGAGGTGATGGGCTATTCGGCGGTTACGGGAGGCACGGGAAGTTCCTATGGCATACCTTCGGTTCTCGCTCAAACTTCCCCTCTCGCCCTTTTACATTACACTCAGAGTCGTTTAGATAAGCTGGCTCTATATCGATATTTCAGTAAGACTGATGCCTTCGTGGGTAGAGCCCTGGATATCCACACGGAGTTGCCGATCTCCAAGATTCGGTTGAGCATGCCGAAGGCGGAAGGCGAGGAGCAGCATGAAAAGCACCAGATGATCCTCAGGGAATACGAGAGGATGTGCGAGAAGATTGCTCTGGTGAGTAAACTGGTTCAGGCCGTGAGGCAGTACTGGATGGTCGGGGACGTGTTTCTGTGGTGTGAATGGGACGACAAGAGCAAGACCTGGTCTCGTCTGGTGTGCTTGCCTCCGGAGTACATGAAGGTGGTTCTGGACCCCTGGACGGATGGGGAGAAGATTGTGTACGCTCCCAATCTGTTCGCTTCTTCCATCTACCGGGTGACAGACGATTTGGCGATGGTGGAGTACGGGGCATATACCGAAGAAGACATTAGGAATGTCCCAGAGGAGTTTAGGGAAGAAGACACTCCCAGGGAACTGAACACCGACCCATTCAAGGGGTCTTTCTGTCTTCACATTTCCAGGAACAAGGCGGACTTCGAGGAGTACGGGGAGTCCCTGATCGAAAGGATTCTTGAGCCTCTCATTCGTCAGGAGAACTTAAGGAACGCTCAGTTACAGATTGCCTCCCGTAACATGTTCCCCAGGCACATCGTTACCGCTCCGGAGATCAACCTGGCCCAGTTGAGCGACTTGAGGACTCAAGTCGATCTGTCGATGCTTGAGCCGGATTATCCGATTGTGGCCAACTACAGCATCTCCTGGGATGAGATGGGGGCTGATAATCGGTTGTTGAATCTGGACGGAGAGATGCGGAATATCGAGGATTCAAAGATCACCGGTATGGGCCTGACCAGAGAGATGGTCACTGGGGAAGGCTTCTTCTCCGGGCAAAGGTTCAACCTGGAGATCATGAACACGCAGTACATGAGCCTCAGGGAGGCCCTTCAGGCCACCATTGAAGCGACTCTGTTCGCGCCTGTCGCCAAGGCTCGTGGCTACACTGCTCGTGAAGAATACGAAGTGGATAATCAAAAGAAGGTTCGGGTCATCTACCTCTATCCGACTTTGTCCTTCAGTCGTTTGGCGGTCAAGGACAACGCAGATGTGTTCGATCGTCTTTACATGCTCTATCAGAAGGGTTCTTTGAGTCTGGACGTGATTCTTGACTTGTTCAACATCGACGCAGACGACGTAATGCGGAAGGTCGAGGAGGACATTTTCACTCCTCGTGATCCTACTTTCAATAGGTTCACAGAGAGGGTCCTGGATGATCTGTCTGATTCGTTCATTGAAAAGACCAACGTTTTGGACCGGGTTATCGAGTCCCTGAAGGGTAAGGTAGTCAAGGTTGACAAGAGTCCAGAGGAAGGAGATGAAGGAGGGGGAGGCCGCAGCCGGTTCTTTAGTCAGAGTGAAGAGGACGTGGGCGTGGAGTCTCTCGTGCCGGAAGAGTTGAGTTGGTCCGGCGAATATCGTAGCAGGGGAGCCCTTTCGGTGTCTATACGACGGGGAATTCCTGGATATTCTCGTGATGGCAGAGTCGCAGACGAAGAGAGCCCGGAGCAAGATTCTACCAGCACTGAGGTTTCCGTGCCCTCCAAGAAGGCAGTGAAACAGGCAGGAGCCAAGGTTCTTTCTGGTAAGTTGGTGCCAGTGAACTAGGAAGGAAAAGTTATGGCCGGTGGAGATGATCCTCTCAGTTTGAACTTCATGTATGGCTCGAAGCCGAAGCCGAAACCTCCTGAACCGGGGCAGAAGGACTTCGAGCCTCCTCCGGTGCCGAAAAAGTTCCCTCCAAGGACAGATGTGAGGAAGCCTCTACACCATGAGGAAGGGGACGTTGACGAAGATGATGCAGATAACGACCGAGATCCTGACATGCTTCCCCCGTCACTACAGGAGCGTCGTGCCGTTCCTGAGGATGAAGCAATAGTGATGGAGGAATTGGACGAGTGGGATCGTGGTCTTTTCCTGTTAGACCTGGGAATTGACCGGATGGTAGATGCTGTAAACGACGACGTTCTTCCGGCTTTGAGGAAGTTGGCGGCGATGGCCGCGGAGGATGATGGCTTTAGGGTCAACGAGATTGCAGAGATTTTCGTAGAGGGAGTTCTTCCCTACTTGACTCAGATGGACGTTAAACTGGCTGAACTAATAGGGGAGGCACCGGACGAAGATGCCTAGCAACATCCTAACCATAAAAGCGCAACTTCACAAGCCGAATGGGGATATCGAACACTTTTTGGGATCCTTCACGGCTGAGGAGTATTTTGACAACAAGATAAAGGTGGCCGCTTCCGGTTCAGAGGTGGTTGACCTAAGCGCTCTTACTCCTACCGCGTTCTTTCTGAAGAGCGACAACGACGTGACTTTTCAGATTGAGGATGGAGGAACAGCGATCCCTCTCAGTCAGAGCACGTTTGCGATCATCCCCGGAACAGCTTCTTATCTCAAGATAACGAATGCGGGATCCTCGGTGGCGACGGTGGTTCTGTACATCTCTAGTGAGTAAGAGTGGCTAAGATACCCTTAAGATACGTCAGGCCCGCAATACGGTCGGCAGTTGCCGCTAAAGAGGGTGACTATAACGAAAAAGACGTCACTCCCAAACCGAGAAGACGCGGGACGGGTATTGGGTGGCTCAAAATGCCACCTATAAAGAGGTACCGTTCAACTCGCGGTGTGATGACGGAGATACGTAGAGCGGCAACCTTCCGAGTCAAGTTAAGGATTTGGTATGACAAGTTGACGACAGGCGAGTCCGTGATGCGCCTGGTAGAGCCCTACAGTTTTCGGTTTAAGAATACCCGCCTCGGTAGACGTAAAGTACTTTATGGCTATCACGGAAGGAAGAGAACCATCAAAATGTTTGTCTTGAACAACATCAAAGGGGCGGAGAGGACGCGGCAAACGTTTGAGCCCAGGTGGAGGATCGAGATTCCGCGTCTAAGGAAGTAGCGGCTTCGGGATTTTCCGGGATATATTTTTAGACTTTTTGTTGCTCGTTACGCTGAACGTGCATCCAGTTTTTCTGTATCCGTGTGTGATGGGGGACATCCCGTGAAGCTCACTTACGAGAAGCCTGAGTTGGTATGCGACCGAAGAGGTGTTTTGTACCGGGTGGTCTCGGGACGCCGTGTTCCCCTGGCGAGTCAGCCGGTGTTCGCTAGAACGGCCAGCGGTACCTATCTGGGCAACCTGTTGAAGATTACCGGGGACCAGGCGGTTGTGGACTTCGATTTTGGCCGCAGAAGCCTGGCCTGTGCGTGCATGGCCGGTCCTGCACTGGCAAACAAGGGGTGGGTGGAGAATAAGGAACAAGCCATCGACCTGATTGAGAGATTCCAGGGCTCGGATACGGACACGGACTATGTCAAGGAGCACCTTGATAAGGTGAGGGGGGCAGAGGGAGACGATGCCGCGATTGACGTGGTAGGCGACTTTTTCAAGAACTTGTCTGAGAACCAGAAGGCGGCATGTACGTTGCCCGCACTGAGGGTGGCCAGAAGTAAGGTCCTCAAGAGCGGGGAAGACGTGAAGGTGGGGGACAGCAAGGCGAAGGTGGTCAACGTCGAGGCCTACGAAGATGGTAGTCCTCCCCGGGTGTGGGTCTCTTTTGAAGAAGGCGATTACAAGGAAGTGGATCCCGAAGACGTGACTTCCTGTGACGGCGAGTCTTTGTCGCCGTATGCGTCGGAGATGCTGGGTTTGGATGCACTTGTTGCCGATGGGTGGAACAGGGTGTTCACTTCTGAAGGCATCGACTGGGGAGAGATGGAGTCTCTGGTGTCGGGTCACGAGTTGGGCGACATTTACGTGGCGTCTGCGCGTTGCTATCCAGGAAAGTTCGCCTTCGAGGTGAGTAACGTGCGTCGAAGAAATCCTTGGCGCAGGCACCTCACTCTCAGAATCGGCGCGATTCTGACGAATGGTGCTCGTCTGGCGGATGTCACGGAGAGCAGAGAGGACGGTACCTGGTTGGTGGAGATTCGGGGTACGGGTGAGAAGGAAGAAGCGAGTGCCGAAGCTCTGAAGGAGAAGGGGTACTACAACGCTGCTCCGATCGCCAGTACTCTGAGAGATCTCCACGGTAATCCGTACAAAGTCGGGGATAAGGTTCTGAGCGTTCTTCCTTCGGTGTCACCTTATGTCGGTAGGGTTCTCGCAACGGAGGGGTCCGGACGGGTGTGGGTGAATTGGCACTACGGGTCGGTTACCCAGGAAGACGTGGACGATCTGGTCTTGTTCGACAATTACAAGGGTCAGGGGGTCTCTTAGCGTTTCCTGACTACGGAGGATGATCGATGGCCGCTAGAGGAACTTTCTCTCACGTTAGGCCCTTCAGCTTTCCGAATCCGGCTACAGGGCAAATGACGACTCTGTACGAGAAGAGGAACTACGTGGCAACCACTGCGGGGGCCGTTCCTCGTGCTCAGTTACACCGGCACACCCCAGACGCAAACGGGTTCAACGCCGGCTTCGAAGGACCCACGATTGAAGAAGCCGGAGCGTTGGTGCAGACCATCCACGACGCTTTAGTAAGCTATGTGGAGACCAATGGTGAATACCCAGATCATACTTCTGGTATGAATCCGGGTTATATGAGCGCGGCAGAACTAGCCCTGGCTTTGGGGATTTCCATAACGGAACCTTCCGGGTGGGAGTTGCGGTATCGTCGGGTTCCTGCTGACAGGAACGGTGAAATCAAAAACAGGATCGGCGCTGTGAACTTCAGCACCTACACGCCGAAGTTCGCCTATGAGTTGATATGGGTAGCAACCTAGAATGCGTTCACGGGTTTTTAAGCAAGCAGAGAACGATCTTAGCGTCATCCTTGCAGCCCTGAAAGCAGATTTGTCAGGGAGGTTGTTCAAGGGGTACGTGTTTGATATCGGAACAGGTACTTTCACGCTTACTTGGAGCGTTTCAGTAAACTCGGAGTCAGATTTCGACAGTGTTGTCGGCATAAGGAACCGAATGGAGAGCGTTGTTTCTGGAGATGTGGAAGAGATTCTGCAGAGCAACTTTTCCATTTCACTCCAGGGGGATGGTAAAGCGGCACTGGTAGCCACAAGTGAGGAAGAGAAGCAGGTGTGTGTTATTGGTCATATCTACGTGGGGGAGGACGTGGTTTCCGGACAGGTAGAGGATATCCCTCTTTGTTTGAGCGGTCTTGGTTTCGTTAACGGAGATGATGGACGTGGCTAGGAAGAAGTACTCGAAGGAAGATCGTCGGAAGATCGAAAGTGACCTTAAGGCAGAGGTTCGGGAGAAGACTGGGTGTGAGGTGATAACCCCCGTAAAGCCCGGAGAGACGGTAACGTCTACGGCAAGACACATCCTTCGAGACCGCCAGTCCGAAGTGAAAGACATGATGCAGAAGCCGAGGCCTACACGCCAGGACATTCTCGACAGTAACGCAGAGGCCCGAGATCGGGCCGAATGGGCGCGCAAAAGAGCCGGCCGTTAGGAAACGGAGGAGACGGAAGTGAGAAATCGACTAACGACAGAAACCTTGAGTCCTCGGTTAACGGTGGCTGCAGAGTTACCGAATTCCGAAGTGAGAGAAATCGTTTCGTTAGGGGATACCCTGGTCTCCTGCGAGGGGGGCTCAACGGGAGTTCAGTCGTGGCATCGGAGGCAAGTCAAGCCCATAGTCGTTTCCATCTACTGGAAAGACCTGGGCCGGGTTTACCGAGTAACGAAGTCGGAAGCGGCAAACGGTCACTTGCAGTGTCCGTTGTGCAAGGTGGGGATGCAGAAGAAGAAATTTCGGCTTGATGACTATGTGTGGACGTGTCAGTGTGGATTCAGCATCCACAACGATGAGCTACACTGGCCAGGGGCTCAGCCAGCGCCTAGAGTGAGCAGTAAACTTTCGGACGCAGCCGACGAGGTGGTTCGGCTGGTGAGAAAGGGTATGTCGGTGTCGGACGCAATCGCCAAAGTGTCTGAGGAAGAAGGAGGGGTGGACTGGGACGAGTTGTACGACGAAGCCGTAAAGCGTAGTGGTGGTAGGGTTTCTTCGGAAAATGGTGGCGACAAGGCTGCAGTCGTGTCAGACTGGATGCTTGAGGTTTTGGGTCGAAAGAGAGAGCCCGTCAAGTCTGACGACTTGATGGAGTTGGCCGAGTCAGAGGGATACGGGAAGGTGGAAGTAAACGACGCCATCCAGGAGCTTTTGTCGCGGGATCTTGTCAAGGAAATGAAGACCGGACTGATGAGTTCGGAGATCGTTGCGATCAGCATCAGCGAGCAGTCTTTAGTCAAGGAAGGACGGGGGGTGACGGTCGGTGACGTGGCAGATCAGAAGAGATTCACGGTCATGGTTACGGATCTTTTAAATGACCGGGAATTGACTTTGCCTCACCGGGGACAGACTTTGGAACAGGTCGTGGGTTCGTTCAAGGAGAAGGTGAAGCAATACGACGAGCGTATCCGTACGGATGGAAGTATCGCGGTGTTCATTCTGGATAAGAATACGGATTCCGTTATCTGGAACACACAGAATACGGGCCGGACCATTCCAGTTGTTGCCGCGTTCGGGGATGGGCAAGGTGTGGGTGGTCCTCCTCAGGGGCTGGGTGGTGTGGATCACTGCAGTTGTCCGGATTGTGAGGTGGTTGTTCCTCACGAGAAGGGGACTCCCTGTAACACAGTTCCCTGTCCGGAGTGCAATCTACCGATGCAGGGTCTTCTTCCCGAAGCGCCTGAAGCGATTGTTGGGGGGAGGATTGCTGGTAGAGAGTACTCGTCTGAAGAGTGGGTTGAGTTTTTCTTAGGCCCAAGAGTCGAGCCCTCCAAGGAAACCAAACAGGCAACTAAAGATTTCGAAGAGCGCATCGAGCAGCTACTGGAGGAGCAGGGTACTGAGTACGACGACATCCACCAGGTTTCCTACCTAAGTTACGGGAGTCTCTGTAACGAGGGTACCGGGTTGTGGGAAGGGAGAGAAGATTGGCATGGGGATTTCGAAAAGATAGTGAAAGCGGACACCAAACTCCGAAATTTACAGAGCAGGCTTGAGGCGGCGATGTACGACGACAAGGTGGAAGCCGGAGTTGAAGGGGCGGACTAAGAAAGCAGAGGCTAGTCATGCCAAGACTCGTTTTCAATAGAGTGGTGCCTGCCAAGCTTGTGACCAGGGAAGGACAGTGGTCCCGGGTTGCTTCGTCAGGTGTGAGTCTTTCGGCAAGGCCGAAGTTCAACTTTGGCGATTACACTCCGGAAGAATACGTTTTCAACCACTGCACAATCATTGCCGGGTTTGAGCCGGAGTCCAACGGCTACTGGATTCCGGAGTCTCAGGAAAGGTTTATCAACAACAACGGAAATGGGTGGACCAACTCTCTGCTTAGCCAGTCTTACAAAACGTTCGTGGGAGCGGAGAACTTCCTTGAGCACATACAGGTCATGTCCCTGAGTAAGGGTAAGATTCTGGATGCTGTCGCAAGGAAGGCTTTAGGGACCATTTACGTAGACATCTTGGTTGCTACAGACCGGGAACACAAAGATCTTGTAAGAGACATCCAGACAGGTAGGATGTACGGGTTAAGTATGGGCTGCAGCATGACTTACAGTCAGTGCAGCTTTTGTGGTCAGGTGTACGCGGACGAGGACGGAGCGTGCGAGCATCTGGAGAATCTTTTAGGTCAGAAACTACATGATTCTCGTGGTAGACCACGCTTGGTGTCGGAGCTTGTTGGCGTTGCTGGTGTGGACGGATCGTGCCTTTTCAAAGAGGCAAGTTGGGTAGGAAAACCGGCCTTTTTAGGGGCGGTCAAGAGGTCCGAGATATTTCAGTCTACGTCAAGGCGCGGCGTGCGTTTAGGAGATGGGGGGCAGTTTTCTCCTCAGGTAATTGAGGATGAAGACGATGACCCTGACAACATCATGTTCGATATCCTCCACCCGGACGATAACCTACTCAAGACGTAGTCTGTGACTTTCCAGTTATAGGTGTGTGGTACAGGGGCGGCGTGAGTTCCACCATATTTATAGATTTTTAGTGCGATACTTCAGTAGGTGAAAATATTCATCCTCCATGGAGCGTCTTAAGGAGAGCCTAAATGAGTAGAGCAAGACTTACGACTGAAGTTCTTCAGCCGGTGACCGCTGAAGAAGAAGTAGTCGAAGAGAAGACCTCCGAAGGGGAGGCCGAATCTGCCGAGACAGAGGAGAAGGAAGTCGTAGAGGAAGAGGCCACGGCAGCGCAGGCGTGCGATGACGATGACGACGATGACGACGATGACGACGACGAGAAAGAAGAGTCTGGCGACGACGCCCAGGCATCCCAGAAAACTTCGTCTTATCGAGCCCGCTTGAAGAAAGCGGTCATGTGTGTTCGGTTGGCTCGTCACATGCTTGGCAGTGACGCCGAGAATTCAGTGGTTGAAGCTCAGGCCGCTGAGATGTACGACGACTATCCGGCAACCAAGGTATTGACGGCTTTCCGCAGACTCCGGTCACAGGACGAAGCGATGGCTCCTCCTCCGGTTACGCCTCCTGAGGCCGACGAGCCTCCGCAGCCGGATCCCGCCACTCAAGAGCCCGAACAGTTCGCTCCCAAGGTCATCGACGTGCAAGAAGACAGCACGGCAGAGGCTGAGCTTGCCGATACTCCGGCGAGTGTGGGAGAGGCGAGCCCGGATGACGTCAGACCGGGTGAGGGCAGCACGAATACCCTTGGGGAGGAACCTCCCGCTGGAACGGAAGAGGATGCGTCTCCTCCGGTACAGGTGCCGGGAGAGAGCGAGATTGCTTCGTCTGATGACGAGCCGCTGGCGATCGAGATCGGCGGCTTGAGTCCGGAAGAGATGGCTCAGGATCCGACTGCGTCGTCACAGGACGATTTCCCGTCCATGGAAGAGCTTGGACTCGGCATCACCGCAGAAGACGACGCTGGTGAAGTCGAGGGGGAAGTCGCCGAGACAGAGGAAGTGGAAGTCGAAGAGGAGTCTTCCTCCGTCAAGGGCTCTGATGAAGAGTGTGAGGAAGAGAAGAAGGAAGAGGTCAAGGAAGAAGACGCTGAAGAAGGCGCGACCGCTGCGGCTGTCGACGCGGAGCAGTTCTTCTCCATGGCCGAAGAGACGGAGATTCCTCTGGACCAGCAAGTGCCGGTCGTTGCGGACCTTGAGTTGTCAGACCTGGACCGGTTTTTCCAGGCAGACCAGAAGGCAGCGGCCAAGCGGTCTTCCGAGAAAGCACAGGAAACGACAGCGTCCACCGGGAAACTGCCAAGGGTTCGGGTTGCTTCCGAGTCCGCTCCGCAGCCTCCGGTGAATGAGTTCACTGAGGCCTGGGGTAAGCATATCCCGGACGTGAGTGAACATTTCGAGAGGTAGATTTCTCAGATTTCCGTGTATGCTCCCGAGCGTATCGGGAGGTAACACATGTTCTCACTCCAGTGAAAGGAGGTGAATTGAAGTGGCGCTTTACAAGCGTAGTAAGGTTATCTTCAGTTCGCTGAACGCGCTGGATGCTACCGCGCTTACCGTTCAGAACTACGTCTCGGGTGCAAGTCAGCCCAACCTGACGATCACTTCGAGCACGTCTGACGGTGTTCTCGGCGGGTCAGTCGCTGCGATGGCGGATGACTACACGGTCAAGGCAGGTGCACACAACCTGATGCCCGTGGGTCTGTACGCTAACGACGCGGCAGGCGCTTCCTTCGAGAATTCGCCGGCTACGGCATCCAACAAGATCGCGATCGCGATGGGAGGCGGAGAGTTTGAGGTAGATGTCTTCGAGACTCATGCTCAACTCACTCCGTGGGCTTCCATCCTGGCGACCTACACGGTCGGAACACTGTTGTACTGTTCGGCCAATGGCCTGCTCACTACCGAACTGCCCACCGACGTTGACGGTGCATCGGCAGATGGGGTGGATCAGATCATCGGCGTGGTCACTTCGGCACCAACCGCCTCGAATCTTGTCCTGGGTCTGATCCTCAGGATCTAGCCGCTGAAAGGGGGTGAAGTAACGTGGCAGTTCAAACACTTCGTGATGTGATCGCCAAATACATCAACACGACTGCTGGTCGTGCCCGTATGGCGGCAAACATCACTCCTTCGTTGCGGAACTACCGCGACTATACGGCTGTTGGACGTAGAGCGTTCCTCGTGGAGCACCTCGAAACGGGTGCCCTCCCGATTTACGACAAGGATCCCGGAATCACCGCGTACGTCGTCGGTGAGGAGGGTGACAACGTCCTCGCAGTCGCGAAGCCTCTCAGAGTCTTCTTCCCGCTGTTCGAGATAGCGGCCAACCCTCAGGTTCCGCTTACCCAGGCACAAGAGAGACGCTACGATCTGATCAAGCGTTCGATCGAGCTTGGTGTCTCGGCCATCAAAGAGAAGGAAGACGTCCGGGTTTTCGCTGCAGTCGATGCTCTCGCAGCCGACTCTTCAAACCCACATCCGGATATCACGTCCACGGGGAACCTCACGGCGTCCGCTCTTGCCGATGCGGTTTCTTTCGTGACCGAGATGGGTCTGCGTGTCGCTCGAATCTTCATGAACGGCAGGGACTACGCCGACATCAGGAAGTTCGACCGCGATGTGCTCGACCAAGAGACCCAACAGCACTTGTTGAGAACCGGATATGTGGGCCGTATCTACGGCGCGCAGATCATCGAGTCCCGTGTCATCACTCGGGGCACCGTTTACGTGGCCGCGGAAAGAGAGTTCTTCGGGCGCATGCCCGTTCGCCAGGAACTCGCGGTCATCACGGCGGACGTGCCGGAAGAGCGTCTGATCGGGTTCAGCATGTTCCAGAACCTGGGCATCGGGTGCTACAACGGCTACGCTTCTCAGCGGATTCTCATCTCCCGGTCCTCGTAAGACCGGCGAGTGAACGAGCGTTGAGGCGTCGGGTTAGACGTTAGGGGCTACGGCTGTCCCACATAAAGCCCTACCTGAACCCAACAGGTAGGGCTTTTTTATGTACGTTGTATAAAAAGGAGGACGAGAACTACCACCTACATGCGGGAATGCCATGTCTAGCTGGAGGTACTACGACGCGATTGCACCGAAATATCGGTCGGTGTTCGAGAGGCGTCGCAAGTTTTTAGAGGGCGTGGATCGGGTAGTGCTTGCTCATTCACCGGCGATCGTTAACGAATATTTAGATGTGGGGTGCGGAGACGGCATACGCAGTGCTGAGTTGGCCAGAAGGTGCGGGGCCAGGCACGTGACTTTGGTAGACAGCAGCCCAAAGATGGCGCAGGTATGTGAAGAAAACTGTAAAGAGAGACTGAGGTCCGCTCCTTTTGAGGTTAGGCAGGGGCAAGTCAGTGACTGTGGGTTCGAGGAGAGGTCGGTGGACCTGGTGACTTGTCTTTGGAACGTTCCTGGACATCTTGCAAGCAGGGAGAGTCGGGTGGCTCTTCTCGTTGAACTCAGGAGGTTGTTGGCAGGGGAAGGTAGCCGCGTCGTTGTTGACGTGAATAACCGCTATAACCTGGAAGCATACGGGTTCAGGAGTGTGTTGTGTAATCTACTGAAAAGATGCTTGTGCTTAAGGAGCGCTGGACTTTTCACCCTGGTTGAAGGAGACGTAGAAGAGGTTGTATATATCCATTCCCCGTTTGAGTTTGAGAAAGTTGCGGAAGAGGCGGGGTTGAGGGTGGTCGAGAAGTTCTA